AGTTGATTACGTGGCTGCCCCTTCATGCACGCTCTCCATATCTTTTAATTGGCTGTAATTGTTGTCCTAATGATACTAAACCACGTTGTCCGGCCAACTGCTCCCGGCTTCTCTGACGCCTTAACTCTTCCTCTAACGCTAGTTTCTCAACGTCAAACCCAAGTTCACGACCTAATCGTCCCGCCAACATTGAAGTGATTTGAGCCGCTTCTGGACCTCTAACGCCTGCTTGTTGCTGTGCTAACTGACCTCGTTTTATTGCTTGTTGTTGTTCTGGCAGTCTTTGTTGTCTAATTATTTCTTGTATTCGTGATATTTGTTGCGGGCGACCTTCAGTAGCTGCCATAAACTGTTTTTGCGCTTTTTGACCTATTTGTGTTGCTCTTTGTTGTGCTTCTTCTTGACCACGCTCAATACCTAAAAATTGCTGTTTTTGCTGTTCTAATTGTAGTTCTGTTAGCTCCTTTTGCTGTTCTAATTGTTGTTCTGTCAGCGCCTCTTCTTGTTCCCTCGCCTTTTTTTGTTGTTCGCTCGTAAAAGCTCCTGTAACAACAGCCCCAGTAACGGCTGCTCCGATAGCTACCCAACTCATTGTAATGCCTCCTTATTTTTAATAGTTGTATTATTAGATCGGTTAATTTTATTAAATTCTTTTAATAATTCTTCATCTACTAAATTATTTTTATGATCTTTTATAATTTCTTTTTCTATTTCATCAACATCGGTTTTATTTGTGACGTGAAACGTGGTCCAGATAGTATCTTCTTCAATGTAAAGCAATCTTCTTGTATTTGCTTCTGTTATTCCTGTGTAAGGTGCGCTTATAGTTTCTGGCTTGCTTCCATCGTAAACTATACACTTTCCCTTACTTACCACGAATGGATGTCTCGTTTTATGTATTTTAGATGTTAGCAATGTTCCTGCAGGCATAAATATTTCTCTAATGTACATACCGTCAGTAAAACGATGAGTTAATGGCATCTCTACCGGTTCACCTGTTGCAATTATAGCTTCCGCATTGTCTATAACCTCATTAACAGAAATTTTAGTTTCTTTAACTTCAAACAACTCTACCCTCCAGTTTCCAACCTTTAATCACTGCTTGAGTTTGTGTGCTTATCTTAAACCGCATCCAATTAGCGTATTTATTTATGTATACGACTTTATAATCTTCTTCGTCCTCTGTGGTTTCGAAATAATCTTCATCGTAATAATCAAAATCATAATACGCCCCATCGTATGTGATGGTGGCCGTTACTGTTTTAGTGCTGTCTATTGTGGCAAGTGCTGTCAATGTATTGCTTCCTGATTTGTCATAATACACATAAAGATTTTTATAAAACTTCTTTTCTGTTCCCACAGCAATTTCAGGGGTCTCAAAAAATGCTGTCAGTTCTTCGCCTCTGTAGGTCAGTGCATTATACATTTGCTCAACAATCCCTGCGTTCTTCTGCGTAACATACAAATCTTCATTGATCTGAAAAAACCGCCAGTACGTTGGCTGATAACTTGTTGTTTTTATAAAATACTTTGTCCAACCACTATTACGTATGTCATAAACATACATAAACGTTTCAGCAATTAGATGATACTTATAATCATAAAATGCTGCTTCTAGTGGATTATCTTTTAGTTGATTCTTTAAACTATCTTTGTTTAAAGCCGAACTAAAATTATTTGTTGTTAAATTGTCAAAACTTGTCGCAAGGTTGGTGGCAATGTTACCACTAAAAATACGGACATCATACAAATTAGAAACAAACATAATACCACCTTGCAATACGTCATTTTCTGGTATTCTAGCGATACTAAAACCATCAATACAGCCCACGTTAGATGTAGTTTGTTTCACACTTGTGGTTAAGCCTGACGTATCCGCCAAGTATATATGGTTTTCCGAAAAAACAACCATTTGATTATAGTCTTCAATTAAGCCGGTTAGTGGTGAATTGTCATTACCTACACCAGAAACATCATATACCCCGGACGTGTTAAAAAATACTTCTACCTCGTACTCTGTGACATACAAGTAGTTTGGTCTATTAGCATTAACTGCGCCTATAATCTTTTCGTCTTTAACAGTAATAAATTGTGGTGTTGGGCATGAGCTGTTCGTACTAGGAATATTTGCGCTTAGTGAGCCGTCAGCTGTGTTATCTTGATACGTTGTAGTCGTGTTATCATTAATCGTTGTTAGTAGCTTTAATGTGCTTCCGCCTGCTTCTGTACGGTATATTTTACGTGATGTACAGGTAGCAATCCCAACTGGTAAATCAAGATCAATACTTTTACTTGATACGGTTATGGTGTTGCTAATAGTCCCTAATATAAGTTCAACCCCATCAACAACGTAGCTCATAGCGTAATAGTAGTCACCAGTTAGTCCACCGGCAACTAGTAAGTCTTTAGCAGTAGGTGCGCCCATTTGTTTTACATAAGTTCCGTCATACACCAACGGATAATCGAACCCATTTGAAATAAATAATTTATCGTTAAGAATCCCAAACGTGCATTTCTTACCGGCTGTTAATCCTGTATAAATTGTACTCGGGCTAGTCAGGAAGTCTTTAACGATTGAGCCCCCTTGAACAATTATTTTTTCACTTTGAAATTGCCCTACTGAATCAATATACCGAAAATCAAAACCACCATCAATTTGATTGCTTCCTACGTTATATTGAACACTTGGTGCTTTTATTCTACGACACCCTATAATGCTGTCATAGTTCATATTTTCTATGTTGTAAAAATAATCAGGCGACACAAACTTGCGCCCTTTATCGTCTCGTAGTCCTTTAGATTGGTACGACTCTACAACAAAGCTCAAATTGTACTCCCTATATTGTTAACTTCCCAGTCATAGGCTCCGCCAATCATACCTGCTTGTATAACGTCTGCATATCCAGCTTGTATTTCGTTAGCTGCTTGCTTATAGAAGGCTGCTGCGTCAATTTTATAGCGGTCTGCCCTAGCGTAATCATCAATTAGAATTAATAAACGATACGCAACTAAATCGATAATTGATTCAATATGCTCGTCTGGGATTTCCATTTCTTTAGCTAAATCAGTGGCTGATATGGTGTCATTAGCATCTACACTAATGACAAAATGTTTTTTTCTATAATACAAAATAAAATTATTATGTGTGACAGTATCGGTATTGCTATGACTTGCTGCGGTTGTATTTTCAATGCCTCTAGTACATCCACTAAACGTTGTTGCTGTTTTTGCTGTGTAACGGATTTTTTCATTATTAATTGTTATTCGTCCGTTTATATCGGGAAAATTATTAGTAGATGCTACAGTAATTGTTGTAGCGCTGTCACTAATTGCACCGTCAAGCGTGGTTGTTTGTGGGGTATTTGTATTTTCAGGGTATATTGTTATTTCGTTGTCCCACACATTAAAAAACCTTGGGATTCCTCCGTCTGTGGCATGCGGAAACTCACTCGTAACGAAATTTAAATCTTTATAATTTAAGGGGTATTTCGTTCCTGTTACCCATATATAGGCCATTCTATACGCTTCAGACCTTATTGCATCTGTCGGTCCTGCAACAACACGTCTTGATAAATTTACAACTGTACTATAAATATCCTCAATACCCTTAGTTGTACTTGCATACACATCTAGTGCATTTTTTAGTTGATTAACTTTTCTTTTATTTGTAAACAAACTGCTTGTAGCTTTGGTGCTGTCCTCATCACTTATAGCCGTATTAATTCTATCTATAACGTCGCTTACTAACATATTTACTCCTAACTCAATAAGTGCTGAATAACAATCCCAATCAAAGCCGTTGAGACAATCGCAATACCACTTATTATGCCCTTCAATATCAATTTATGTCTATTTACATCTTTCTCAATTTTTTGTGAAAAGTCATGAATGCCATACCCCATAGCATCAATTCCCATATCTATTACAATTTTTCTATCTGCTTTTTGTTTTGCAGTCATGTCTTCGTGAATGTATTTGTCCTCAAGTCGTCGTCTGTATTTATCTAGTTGATCTGTAATACTTGCCATCATTTACCCAAAATACTGCGTAGCATTATCCAACGCATACTGTACCCTTTCATCTATATAATCTTTTATTGCTTTAGCGCTTGCAAGCGTATCATGACTTGCACTAACACTGGTTAAATCTGTATCAAGTACTCCAGCTTTTAAATTTGTAACTGTTAAATTACTAATTGTCGTATTATCCGCATCTATACTAGGTAGTCGTGCTTCTGCTAATGTTCCACTAGATATATTGCTTGCATTAGTCGTATCTACATTTGCTACATTCCCAAGCCCTACATCGCCTTTAACTAAACCCAGTGCTGTTTTAAGTGTTGTTGATATTGTTATATCTTCCACATCGCCTGTACCTGCTGTTGTTCTGCCCTTAACCGTTCCTGTTGCAACGTGTGCCATTTTTGCATTGGTAACGGCTTCATCAGCGATCGTTAAAGCTGTGGCACCTGTGACGTCACCTGTATGAGTTGCATTGGTCACCTTGGCGTTGTTAGTTGTTACATCTGATTCCATCGTGTCTAGGTCCACTGCCTGTGTAACGGATATATGCCCTAGCTTAGTTTGTTCTGCACTTGTAATTGTTGTTGGTTTGTTTAATATCTGCGCATCACCACTAACTGCGTTCCAGTCGGCATTTACATTAACCTCTGCACCCGTTGCGATGCCATCTAATTTAGTATTGTCGCTAGCTGTAAAATGCTTATTTGTAGCTGTTTCTGAGATATCATCAAGGGTTAAGGCCCTAGCTTCCCATGTATTGCTTGCATTACCAATAAACACATTCCCATCGTTAAGATTAGGCACGTCATTAGTACGACCTGCGCCACCGACTTTTATGCTTCCTGCACTAGCATGTACTCGTTGAACTTTCCCAATGTTTTGTACTTTTGATGACTCACCATAAGGTTTTGTTGCTGTCAGTGTACCTGTGTCAGAAACATATAAAATATCACCTAAACTAAATGAGCTTGTATCTATTCCTGACAATGTCCCAAAAGTAACTACATTTATAGATGCACTATTAGAAACTGTACTTTCAGCTAACCCAAACGCTGGCATTTTATTAGCATCATTTGCATCAGCAATGCCAACGACCGGAGTATTTCCACTTACATCAAACCCTGAGATATATAATGGGTCACCTTTTGTTATTGCCTCACCGGCTTTAGCTTTAAATTGCACCTCACCACGTAAGCCACCAATAAAGTTGTCAGCTTCAACGTTGCCATTGACAGTGAGCGCCTCTGCTAGTGTTGTTGTGCCAATGCCTACTTGATTATTTGTTGAATCGACATATAGCGTATTAGTGTCTACTGTCAAATCGCCTGACAGAGTACCAGAGCCTGTTATATTTATATCGCCTGTACCAGTTATGTCACTGCTATTTAAATCTAAGTCTCCACCTAATTGTGGCGTTGTGTCTTCTACGACGTTTTCTAAATATCGTCCATCTAAATCTACGGTTCTTGTTGCACTATCGTTCATCGTAGCTGTGAGAACACCTGTTCCAGTGTCAAAGCCTAGTGATGATAAAAACTTATCTGAACCACCACCACCGCCACCTTCAGTTGGGTTATAGATGTATGTCATCCCTCGGCACCTACAAGCGTTTTACTTCCGTTCGCTGATATTGCATTAACTACCCCTTTAAATATGGGGTTATCCAATGCTAACGCCCCACCGCTTGCATTTAAACGAATACCATTATTAAGCGTTGCTGTTGCCCCTAGTGACACATAAATAGGCTCATCGCTGTCGTTAACTAATATTAGTAATTTTCTGTTACTGTTTGCAGCTAAAACTTGTGTGCTACTTGTGCCTATAGACACATTAAAATTAGTAATACTAGATACCTCTTCGGCACTAATCGCCGTTGACGTTGATGGAATGTAAGGGTCGGTATCTGTACCAGTCCCAGTTGACGCGAAGTACTTAATTCCATTGTTTGCAATTATATCTTGGTAATTTGCCATTATCTTAGTTGTGGGGGTGGCACGTGGCCACCACCCTAAAAACTATTAAGAAGCCGCTACAGCTACTACGTTACCTGATAATACGAAAGATGCTGAACCACCGCTAGTTGCAGTAGTTGCGATTCCAACGGAACCCGCACCTTCAGCAGTTGAACCAGAAACACCACCGTCTAATTTAAATCCAGTGCCTGCGTTCAATACTTCAGCGTAATCACCTGCTGCAAAAGTGTCAGTGGTTAATACGGTACCAACACCTTTGACTAAGAACCAAGCGTAGTACCCAGAACTTACAGCTACTTGAGGAACAACAACAGTAGCGCCACTTGCAGTAGTTGCAGGGGCTTTAGTTGAAACTTCTGCTCCAGCAGTGTTTAAAACTGATAATTGATATGGCTGGTACTGTGTTAATGCGCCATGTGCTTTAGCATATACGTATTCTTTGTTAATTGCATTTGTATCGTTGTAGTCAACAAACTTAGCACCAAGATCATATTTTCTGTTGCTAGATGGGTTTACTAAATCATCTGTATCAATTGCGTTAATGTATGACATATTTTACTCCTTTTTCTAAATTTTATTATGATTGTAAATTTTTGAAGACACCATTGTATCTGCGAGCTTTACAAACCAAATTGTAAGCCATGTCGTGCTTAGATAGAACTGCTGACTGATTGGGCAATGGAGCATTCACGTTTGTTGGGGCGTTTTTGCCTTCAAAACCATATTTATACTTGAGGCTCATTGTTTCAGGCGCAATGATATACAAATGGTTATCATCCACAGCTGCATCCCCTGACCCTTGACAATATTCGTCAACAAACCAGTCAATATTTCTAAATTTAACGCCGGCAAACCCAGATTTTAAATCGTTTTCACTTGTGAAGCGTTGCTGTGATTGCTGAGAATTTAAAAACTTATCTTGTACATACGAGTTAGATATCATTAATTTAGGCGCGTACCGTTGACCACCTTTATTAATTAATTTACCTACTAATCCGTTGATGTTTGCAAAATTGATTGTATTAGTAGATGTGTCAATTTCTGTCAACCAAGTAGTATTATCGTCAAAATCAGTGTTTGTTAATCCACCGTAAGCAGTTCCAGAAGCAGCAAAAATGTCTGTAAATCCATTGATTGCAAAACCATCACTATCAGAGCCTGACCCGAACAATCCTTCGGCCATAACGTTAGCAGCGTCTTGTGCAGCTAATTTTACTTTTTCTTCAATTAAACTTACAACTGCGTTTGCTCCTGAAGTAAGGGCAATTTCTTTTAGGGTTGTAGTAACTGAGTAATCTTGATATTTAAGATCAAACTTTGCATTAGTAATTAATTGATTAGAGCTAATGTCTCTCTGATCAAATCCACCACTAAAAAAACCGCCAGACTTATTTTTTGCTTTTTGAACTGGGATCTGAATATCAGCTCCACCGTCGAAATATTCAAGAATAGGTTTTTTAGTTACAGTGTTTAAAAGTGCTGTAGTTACTAACAATTGATTAATAATTTCTTTTTCAATTGCAGAAGGTACTACCGCATAAACTTGATTTAGTTGGTCGGCTGTAAATGCCATTTTTTTTACTCCTTTATTCTTTTTAAGAACAAGTTTTTATTAATTCGCACCCACAGCATTTTTTAAATCTTGTACCCAATCATTATTTGAAACGTTATTGCCAATCTTACTTGTTCCGATTGGAACACTTTGCGCAGATTGTTTTTTTTCGCTTGCTTGCTCGGCAACTTTAGTGCCATGTTTAGCAATCACTTGATCAAACACGTTGGCCTTATACTCGTTAAACCAAAGATGTTTAGGGATTTGGGCTTTATTCATTTCAGCAATAAATTGATTTTTATCGTACGCAATCGCATACTGATCGTTTAATTTATCAATCTTTGAAAAAGCTTCATTTTGCTGTTGAGTTTCATAATGTGACAAGGCTTGTTTTTCAATGCTGTCTTTCCATGATAATAAATCGTTTAGTCTATCATCTTGAATAGAAGTTTGTGGGGAAACTTGTTCTTGATTACCTTTGTTATATTTTTCTATTACGTCTATTAATTCACTTCCGAGTTGCGGGTGATTGAACAACTGTTCCATGTCATTATAGTCGCTTTTATATTTTTGGAGTTCTTCGACTTGAGATTTGTAATCATTAATCTGTTTGTCAAAGTCACCTTGTCGTTTCTCATGATAACGCAATGATTCATACATTTTATTTGGGTCTTTGGCCCAGTGCGATTCAAAACGCTTATCCCCTTCCCATGAATTTATAGACTCGCTTTCAACTTGTCCATTGTTATTGCCCAAAGTGTCCGTATTCTCGCCTTGCCCAAATGTAACATGGGTGACTTCTGGTTGGACTTGCTCCGGTGCAACATCAGCTTGGATGTCTTCTGCCATCGGTTTTCCTCCTAAATTTTTTTAAGATAGTGACTGTTTAAGGTCGTAAAATGGGTCTGTCTGCAATGAACTGTTCGGGTCGTTCTCTGGTAATTGCTTACCCGTTATCCGAACAATACATGAATCAAGAGCCATTATAGCCTCTTTAGTACTACCTTTAGCGATCGCATCCTTGGACTCTTCTAGCTTATTAACTAGTTCCATAGGCGTATATCCCCCAAAATCTTCTCTCGTATATTCTAGTCGAGATTCTGATTTTTCTTCTTTGTTATTTTTTTTGTTTTCTTTATAATCGTTTTCTTCTGGCTGAGAACCAAAAACAACCATAATCTTATCTTTTTTATCTTTATGCATTTGTTGGACCTTCAAGAATCTTAATTAACTCATCTTTTTTAAGTGAGCTGCAATCTTTGTCGGGTAGTGCAGTGTGAACCATGTGAATTAATTCATCTTTTTTTAGTTTCGATAAATCATTAATTTTATTAGCAGACTCTTCTTCAATTACCTCATTAACTGGCGATACTGGCTCTTCGACTATAATCTGAGAAACTTTATACTCTTCGAACATCTCTAAAACTATTCTTTCGGGTAGTGTGATTACAGCACTACCAAATCTAATTTTATAGTGCTTTTCGGTATAACCAGACTGTCCAGCAGGCAGTATACCATCACACATAAAAGTCATATCTACATTTTCTTTGACTTGCAATAGCTGTCCGTATCTAATATCCATATATTAAATAATATATTTATTGATTCTCAATTGCATTTTATTAATTTTTATATTTATTAAAAATATTTTATGAAAAAATATAATAAAACAAAAAAATGGTTTTATTATATATAGTATTATAAGACAATGGATAATAGGTTAATTAAATATATAAATGCGTTGTATACAGCAGCAAAGAAAAATAATTTTACAGAAAATTTCAAAAAATACAAAGATTATTATGATGGAGTTTTTACACCTATCACTGGTTTATCTGGCGATAATGAAACATATGGGGAAACTAAAAAAGGAAACGCTCAATATAATATCATCAAGCCGATCGTAGAAACTAAATGTACAACTGCGCTAGATGCTATGATCACAACAAGCGTAAAACCGGCAACTTTATCACATCAAAATTTTGATAATTTAAATCAATTAGAGTCCATCGCAGATATATTGAACGACTGTTGGGAAAACATAAAAAAGAATAGTCAGTTATCTAACATTAATCAGCTTATCATGCGTGATGGTGAGATATATGGGGTCGGGATTGCTAAGATTATATGGAATCAATCTATTAATAATGGGTTAGGGGATGTCCGAATTGAAAGAGTAAACCCTTGTAATTTTTATCCTGAGCCGGGGGCAACAAGCATCGAAAATTGCAACTATATTTTTGTGAAACGTGTTATTAGTCGTTTTGATTTGATCAACCAATATAAAAACAAACCTGAAATACTTAAAAAAATTGATAAATTAAGTAAACCATCGGCAACTGTTGGCATGGACTCTACAAACAATAGAGTAATATCAACTAAGCTTACGGATGGTGATGTAACGACGTCAAATCAAATGTATGCTAATCAAAGCGAGGTTATTCCAAGTGGAACTGAACACAATCTCGAATTAATTGAATGCTACATAAAAGATGATACGGTGCTTGTTCCATTAGATGACGATTCAGCAGAAGATAAAGCAATGAAAAAAGAAGAGCGTTTTAAATATCCTAATGGGCGACTAATTATATATAGTGGAAAAGAAATAATTGAAGATCGAGCTATTGATTATCCTTTTGGATTTCCTTTTAGTGCCTACAGTCCAACACATAGCGATACGTTAATTGGTCAGGGAACGGTTGAGGAACTTATGCATATCCAGCAAAAATTAACTTATAATTACTCAAAATTACAAGAATTAAGTATGAAATATAAAAGTATGCTTATAATTCCTAAATCTTATGAAAAGGAGTTCAAAGGAAACTTTGATTTAATTTATTCCAAACCCGGGGATCCACTAATACAACCATTGCTTGTGACCAACAAATTAACTCAAGATATTAGCCTAATACGACAGCATATACAGGATCTGAAACAAGATGCATATAAAATAGCACGTATTAATGAAATTATGTTATCAGGCGAGAGACCAACTGGTGTTAATAGTGGTCAAATGGTACGAGACTTAATTGAATCGCCAATGTCATCTATAAGAGAGATGCAACGTAATTTCAAGACATTTCTTACTGACATAAGTAACAAAGCAATAGTGTTGATACAGTTATATTATAATCAGCCAAGAATTATTAGAATGGCAAGCGGCTCACAATTTATTTCGATGGAACTTGATGAAAACGGGGAAATGAATATTAATAAATATGATAAACAACAAATAACTAATGAATTAATTCCGTCTATCGAAACAATTAAATCCGATTTAACGCTGGGTGAGTACGAAATAGAAATCACCGCCGGTAGCTCATTACCACAATCACAATCAGCAATCGCTGCAACCACATTACAATTAGCGCAACAAGGCATTTTTGGTGACATAAACAACCCAGACGTTAAAGAGCTTATATTAAAGACACTCGATTATCCTAATTACAGAGCAATTATTAATAAGATAAAAGAAGAGCAAGACGAGCAGGCGCAAGTGCCATTACCTGAACCTGATTTTAATGCATATATTAAAAACGTAAACATGAGCTTAAAAGATATTATTGAATTAATTGGTGTATTACCTATAGAACAACAAGTATCGGCAATCAGTACCATAACAGACAGCTTAGGGTTAACAACGCCACAACCTCCAATGCCTGAAACACCACAAGTACCAAGCTATATCACGGGAATAGGTTAAATGTTATCGGCTGAGGAAAAATATAAACGGTATGACAGAAGAACAAATAAAAGAATGGCTGCTTATAATCGGTCAGGTGGTAATGTTGCTCGCCCCGTTAGGGATGTTTCTTCTGCTTCTTCAGCTAGAAGGCTGACAAGAGGAAAGTTTGTTTTAAGAAAGGCATCGCAAATATTAAAACAAAAACAACCTTTAAAAGATAAGCATGGAAGGCCAACGCCTGCTGCTAACCAAATGAGGCGATGGAGTTTTCCCGTCCCCAAAAACTATGACGATGTCAGACGCCTAAAACAAATTGGTAAAAACATCGTAGAGCGTTATAAAAAAAAGTAATTGGATAACGTATATACCATTATTAAATTTACTGCAATTAATATTGTAGAAAACAAAATAAACGCATATAAACAAGATTTAAGTATAGAAGATATAAATACAGCAAAACAAATTTTACGTCTTAAAACAGAAATAGATTTAAGCAATATAGGTTACAGTTATAGAGATTCAGCTTTAATAAGAAAAAATTTATTAAAAAAATATTTAAGATATTACGAAAATTTATTTCATTGTAATAGAGAAACAAAAACAAAAATAAAAACCGAATTACCTGAATTGTACAAACGAATTATGATAAGTCGTTACACAAGATTAAATGAACATCTAAAAGATTTGTAGGGGTAAAATTAATTACCCCAATGAACATGGCGCTCATACTTTTCCAATATTTATTTTACTATTTGTTTACATACAATATCAATTCTTTTTTTACTTTTAATAAATTACTTATCTGCTCATAGGCTTGTTTGTCTTTATTCTTAATCCCTATACATCCTCTAGTCCCTTCCACGCCACCGTCAGGATGTATTAGCAATTTTGATCGATTAGTTTTAAATTGCGGTGTTAGTTTAGCAACCCATGGGAACTCTTTCCCTGTATAAGGTTCTGTTTTACCTTTAATAGGCTTCAACTTGTAACATTTGTTTATTTTGTACATACCCTTTGGCAATGCCCCCAATCCATACTTGCCACTAACACAAATATATTTATTTTGTCCTATACATAAGAACCCAAGTTTTGCATTTGCAGATGTGCTTTTGACATTAAACAATAAATCATATTGTAAAGGGGTCGAATTCGACTGGTTTATATTAGATTCTGTTTTAGTCGTGACTATTTTAGAATTTGTTACGTTTTGGTCATTTACCGTTTTTTTTTTACTAATCCTTTAAGTCCGCCATTAGTAAACATTCTTAATATGTCTTTTCCTCCCATTGTAGAAACTAGCATCATTATATTGGCTAATTGCAACCACATTGGCATTTTTTCTAGTCCGTCTAAGCCATATCTATAAAATACATAGGCATCTAATGCAATAATTGTGCATTTTAGAAATTCATCCATGTACGAATATTTGTTTTGCTCTAACACTGCCAAATCATACGCATTGTCGCCTTCGTACGTTCTTGTTTGATAGGCAATTTCTGCTTGTACTTTAGCAATTTTTAGTTGATTGTCTGTTTTTATTTTTTCGATTTGAGCTTCCATTTTTGCTTTGGCCAACTCAAGCTTACCTTTTTGTTTTATTTCTTTTATTGCCTGATCTTTCTTAACTACGTCGCCAACTGTATTGACAACCCCACCCAAAAGATTTCCTAAAATATTAAGCATTTTTTAGAAATCCTTTTTCTTCAAGCATGTCAGCAATAGACACACCATCGATATACACCTTAGCTAAATAACGGCCAAATTTACCTTTTTTATCTTGTATCGTTTCGACAATAACAGATGATTTGTTTGCATGTGCTTTCTTAAAAGTTTCTTCGCAAAAATCTTTAGCTTTTAAGCCTTTAATTTTTTCTTCTGGCGTTGTATTACCACGAAGACTACTCTCATATGCATCTACACCAAATAGTCTAATTCTATGCTTGACGCTAATATCAAAACCTAAATCAATTATTACATCATAGGTATCGCCATCGACGACATTGTATACTTGTGCTTTATATTTATATTCTGTTTTTTTCATAGTCACCTCATTAGTTTAAATTAATCCAAATGCCATTCATTTTTCTTAGATCGTTTAAATGTTTCAAAATATTTAAATCCTCATAAAACAAATCTTGTTCACAAAGTGCCAGATAATATTGCCCTTGAAAAATTGTGTAAAATAAGAACTCAATGCCCGTAAAATCTATTTCGTTATAGTCATCAAGATTTTTAGAGTTTAGCATTGCATTTTACAAATCTTCTTTATTTCATTATCGATTGATTTGTGCAAATTTTCACTATTCTTTTTTTGAATATATTTTTTATTTTTTGCTGCTTCTTTTTTTGCATCCTCATGCCCCAAATATACTAACTTTTCTTTTTTTTCAATTTCTTTAATTTGTGCCATAGTCAGCTCCCCTTCTAAGCCTCTAGGGTCGGGATAAGTTGTAAATCCATGAACAGCTATATTATTGTTACCCATATATCTGTATGTATGTGTACTTAGACATTTTACGCAATTGGCTCTATGCTCTTCATGCACGCTGAAAAACTTTGTGAAAATGTGTTCACATGACCTACACTTGAAATCATAATCAGGCATTTTTTGCCTCCTCTTGTTTTATTATGTTTTCTAAGTATATTTTTAATTCGTTTTTAACTTTTAAGCTTTTAGTTTTACCATTCAGCCACGTATAAACTGTTGGAATTGAAACATTGAAGTGAGCAGCTATTTTGTCATGTGCTACGCCAGATTTGTCATAAAGATATTTTAGATGTTCGCCTGTAATTTCAGCTTCAATGTATTTGTTTTGAATTAATTTTTCGACGTTATTACATACTTCTTGTAATTTAGATTGACTGTTTTGAAATGCATTATTAAGATGCTGCATAGATTCATATAGTCCATATCCATTTGTATTTATTTTTAAGTCCTGAAGTGCTTGATACACATCTTGATATAGCCTTGTTAATTGTTCAACAGAGAGTGGTTTTTCTACGCTTATTTTTTCTATTGCTTTAAGGTGATTGTTTACATTGTACTCAATACTATTAGAAATCTCTGACTTAACAGCCATAGATATGCGTGAATCAATGCTTTCATTTATATTATTAATTGCCTTATGAACTTTATTTTCAATTTGACTTAAAGCCATTTGTACATCATTACTCATTTTTTACTCCTTTAAATCTTTTAATATTTTTTTGGTTTCTTTTTTTTGTTTTTTTTCATTTTCGTTACTCCTTTATTGTATTAGGCATATTTAGGCTCTTCCCTTGACATAATCATCCAACGTTGGCTTGTCATTTATTAAAGCCCATTTCGCACTTGGGTTTTGTACTTCAACATTTTTTAGATGTCTTACCATATATTGAACAGCGTCGCATGAGTGATCGTTCTTTTTTACAACCTTAAACTGGTCATCATTAGCATGTAATTTGTCTACATACATATAGTTTTTGTGTTGATCTATAACATATGGAATGTTATCAAAAAAGAATAGTTTGTTCTGAAATAATAATTGATTGACTAATAAGATATTTCCTGACTTCTCTTTAACAGCTTCAATAAGATTTAAGCCATGAGATTTCAAGTCACTCCACCATGAACCATAGTCACGATCTTGTACTTTCATGCTGTAATCGGCAATAATTGGCATTGGTCCGTATCTGTTACACGCTTGGACAATTTCATTTATTGTTGGTTGAGGCTTGTGCCATTCATCGTAAGTATATATATTACCAGATTCGTCTTTTGCTCCAAAAACGATACTTGTATCAACACGTGTTCCATGATCGAGCCCAATGCATTTATACCAGTGATCATGTATCTGTCGTCTTGGGATAATATGATGGCTCATTAATTGGTCATAGACCGCATTCTGGGTTGAATCCCAGTTACCCTCAAGAAACTGCTGTATGTAACTTGGAGGGTAGTTCTCTTCCATGTTTTTAATATAGTCTTTAGGTAAGTTCTTTTTATTGCTGTATGTTGTTGCTCTAATATACAAGCAATCCTTAGGCGGCTGGTCATCATGATAACGCTTTTTACACCAGCCGTAACGTGGATTCCCCTCCGTAAATATAAGTTTAACCGGTAGTGCCGTTCCCCTTAGTCGTCCTAAGGCACCTAAAAAGTGTTCCTCTTTGAGTTCCTCTGCCTGACACATAATGACGGCATCATAACTGCTACTCAATATTTTTCGTGGGTCGTCAAATGACCTAAAAATAATCTTGCTTCCATTCGGAAATTCAAACTCATGATCGGCTTTCATGTGCGTATAGCCATATTTTTCAGGTGGAAACGCATTAATAAACTGAACAATACAAGTATCTTTAAGTTGTCGATAACTATAACGTGTCATCAATAATTGTACGTTTGGATGTTTATAGCATAAGTAGTAAGCAATTAAGATTGACACCCACGATTTACCGCTGCCATAACCGCCCCAAAAAGCTATTTCTCTAGGGCAGTCATGCTTTATTGTCATATCTTCATTAAATATGGCATTAAAAATAATTGATTGATTATAATTAAGTGTTGCTTTCATGTATTATTAGCTCTTTAGCTTTTTCGATTTTAATTCTGCGTCTCTTATGTCGCTCAGTATCAAGAAATACAAGACATGCACGAGATTGGTTCGTCTGAGATGTAATACCAATAAAGGTATAAAGGCCATCGTCATCTTTAAATTTGTATTTTTTATTAATTTCGAACCCACGTCTAAACGGCATTAATTTTTTTATACTCTTCGTTATTTTTAAAAACGTCTTCGATTGGATTGCTTTCTTTCTTAAATGCATTTATTGGGTCTTGATAATTTTGAACCATAAACATTATTCTAAAAGCAATAAAAGTATTCAAAATTATAGTTCCAGTTACAATTACACATGTAATTAATAGATCAAGACTATCCCATAAATCACTTAAAATAATATCAAGCATTGAGTTTCTCTAACTCCTCAATAACGTTTGCTTTTTCTTGCTCTTTTAGTGATATTTGCATACGTTTTTTAGTTGCTTCCAATCCTTGTATAGCCACACTAAATCTGTTTTTTTCGTCTAACGTCAAAGATCCATTAAGTAACGACTTGTCTTTTATCGCTCTCAATCTTAAAGACTCAATAATATCAATGTGTTTTTGTGTTGTTTGCATTTTTTACTCCTTTTTTACACAGTTCTTTTGAAACAATAGCCCCTATTTTAAATTGATCTTCTAAAGCTTTATTCCCCAAATCTCTAATTGCCTCATGCATTATTTCCGTAATTTCATCAATTTGTTTTTTTGTATAAGCCATTTTTTCATTTTCCTTCTTGCCCATCTTGTTCTTCTTCATCTTTAACTAAATTCAACGTTATTTCATGTTTTGGTGGCTCCACCTGCGCTCTAATACTTGTATCGTATATCGCCTCTTTTTCTTCTTTGTCCGCCCATAACTTGTAAAGAAAAATTCGTTCAGCAGGTGACCCATGAGTGATTGACCCCATCATACGAATCAATCTCTCTTTTCCCTCAACCTTTTTTTTATTTAATTCTCTTTTAATGGCGTTAAATTCGTCAGATCCTACGGTAAAATGATCATAAAATGTCGGTTTAGAGCATGGCATTAGTGCAATAACCCCTTCAATGGTTCTTACCTCACGTTCTTTAATAATTTTGAGTGCCATTTGGTATAGTTCTTCGGTGTTATACGCCATTAATCCCTGACCTCAATATCATTCATATCAGCCCCTTGATTTACTTCTTCACGCGTCAATAATTGCTCATTAAAATTATGCAATAATGTATTATATCTTTCCTCAAGTAAGCATAGACCATCTTTCATTGCGTCTAATTGATGGATCACTGGCAAAGAATTAAACTCTTCATTAAATTGAATCTTTGTCTCATCGGTATCATAATTATAATTAATTTTTATTGTGTTCATAATTTTCCCTTTAAATACATTTGTATATATATATTTTTGTTGCAATGCATTAATTCAGACTGTTTTTTTTGCGCCCATTTTGATTTTTCGATCTTAATTTTATGTTCTGCATATATATAATTAAAAAACTGCCATAGCTTGTGAATCACGTACAATACAATAAAAGCATATATAAACTCACTCATGACTTAACACTCACTTTCAATCCCTTGGCGGTCAATTCATTTTGGAGCGTTTCGGTCGGTACTGCCCCGCCTCTTTCTAGCTGGTCACTAGATGTGCTTTTATTTACACCAGAAACGCCTTTATACATTGTAGCACCTATCTCTTCTATTTTTGAAAATGGGATAATTGGCACAGTAATTGATGCTGTTTGATCTATAAGCAATATATATCTTAATTGATAACCCGGTAGTGATACTCCATTTATTTTTTTTAAAAATAACGAAAAATTATTTTTACCGCCTGTCAAATCATAATATGATTTATTGCTTAATTCTTTACGTTTAACGATTGGGTTACTTTCTAATGTCATTTTATGAATAATAGCGCCACATGGGAGCTTTGCTAAATTAAAGTTCTTGTTAATGCTAGTTAATTTAAAACCACTTGCCCGGTATATTGTGCCATCGCCGCATTGTGTAGCATCACTAAAACTTAATATCCATTTAATATGGGGAGCATTTTTTTTGATTAACCTAATAGATATCGCAATACATCGACTTTCACTATTACGAGGCAATGTGTCAGTAAATGCCATTCTGTTAAGTTCAAGCATTTCATGCCATTTTTGCTTTTCACCTACATTTGATGTTTTTACTAAATTTAAGACTTTTCTTTTGTCCAATGGTGAACCATACGATAACACGCCTTCTAAATTTGAATTTAAAAAACAGCCAAAATGTAATACGCTATTATTGACAATTTTTCCCGAATAATGATTTTTTTTTATAAATTCGTTGGCTTTTTGATAATATTTTTAACTTTTGACATTGATTAATCCATACAATGCATTGCCATTGGCATTTTGGTTGCCAAACGTTTCTAAATATTTATACTCATCAGTTTTTTTAAATTCATTTATTCTATTTCTTATAATTTCAGCCTGTTCGTCAGCTAAAGTAAATGTTATTTGTTGAAGCCCTTCTTTTTCCCCATCTTTAAGTTGAAACTCCTCCCCATATTGCTCTACATCTTCCCAGTCTGGCAAATCATACCCCCACTCATGCAATTCTACCGCATCCCACTCATTCGCCAATAGATCATCGTCATGTTCCCCATAGTTCG